TTAAATATATTCAGTTCTTCATCAGTAAAGTTTGTCAATTCTGTGATTTTTTCAACTTCCGGCTTACTAAGTCTCTTGAAACTTGACCGCATAAGCCCTCCCCTGACTATTGCTTATTCCTAGAAATAAGCCTGTTCGCTTGCTTCCATTTTATTCTCAATTCCGGATGTTCTCTAACATTTCTAACACCTCTCTCATGACATTCCTCCCAGCATTCTGCACATAGTTTCCTATGTGTGTGATCCAAAGGTTTTCCACAGTAAATACACAGCCCTTTTGCCTCCTTTTCTTCTCTGCTCATCTTTTCACTTTTATATCTTATGCGATGCACTTCTGCATCTTTTAAAAGACATATCGCGCATTTTTTTCTTCCGGGTTTTGATGGTCTCTTTCCACATCTGGTACAAATACCATTTTCAGAGCATTCTTTGTATTTAGATTTAGCCCTTTTTCGGTTGCTTTCCAGTATCCTCATCTTCTCCACCTGATTAAGCGGATGCGTTTCTCTGTAAACCGCCGCTCTTTCTTTGCATTTTAAACAGGTTCTTTCATCTCCAAATAACATTTCTGTTTGACATTTCGGGCAAATTCCCATTTCCTTTAATTTAATCCGATTTTCTTTGCACCTGTTCGCCTCTTTTATTCGGCACTCATCGCAATAATAGTTTCCAGAATGGTTTTCTTTCCCGCATTTAGGGCACAATCCATTGTCTATTCTTCGATGAACCCACATTCTTTTGAGGTAAGTGTTCCTTTCTCTTTCATCATCAGTTCTCAAAAAAGCGCACCCCCTATCATTTTCATTTCTGCCATTTTTTGGACGCATCTTTCTGGCATCTGGCTTTTGCTGACCTCAAGTTTGCCTTCCAGCTTCTTCTCTGCGGAAAGTCTTTCTACCGCCTCTTGAAATTTCCTTGTGATTTCAGCGTATTGTTTCCCCTCTTTTCCCCTAATATTTTCCTGGAGCTTCTGAGGCAATTTCGATATATCCTCACTTCTTTTCAGCTCAGTTCTGTAACTTCGCATAAATGCCGCGCTTACCACGCTTTCATTGTAATGTTCATCAAGTGCCCATATTCTAAGCTGCTCCGGCTGCCCGACCGCTTTCTGAACTTCCTCCGGTAACTTAGCATACTCTTCAACGCTGTTATAGCCGCTATTCTGTATTGCCTTGCGAACCAACGTCCATGCTTCAATTTCGTTCAAGCGCCTTTCTGAGGTAAGCAGCTTTACCCGTTCTATAATTTGCCCCGGAGATGGTGCAAATCCATTAGAATCCGTTGACATATACATTCTCAATGCCGTGCTCACGCACTCATACGAATGCTCTTCAAGCAACTCTTTCCACACAGACACCACCGCTTTAATATCGGCCGGATGGTAATTTGGATAGGCCGATATAATCACTGCAATAACCTTCTTTGTTTCATCTAAAGTCACGTTTACACCTCTATTCCATCGACTCAAGTAAATACTGTAACTGCGAAGAATTGTTTGCATTCACAGTATTTCTAGTTACCTTATCTCTCCTGTTTCTTTCCCAGGTCCTAACGGCAGCTTTCCAGTTCTTCATTTTTGCTTTTCCAACAACCCAGTTTTTTGACTCATAAAAATCTACAAAGCACCGAGCATCAACCCCATTCTTCCTTTCTTCACAATATGCCTGTACTTCATCAACGGTGGGAGGGATAAAACGTGCTACTTTTTTTGCGGTTTCATGTGCGTCAGATATTTCAGTCTCTTTCTCCGTCACCTCTTCCACCGACTGAAAAGCATTATAATTAAGTACACTTATAAGCGTCCCTTTATTCGTCCTTTTTGTCTCTATCATCTGTTCGCGCTCCAGCAGCGCAAGAAATCTCTTGACTCTGTTCCTGGACCAG